AAGCACATCACCATCGCTTCTTCCATCCCTACCTTCACAGAGGTTATGGCATTGAAGGGCTGCGTCCTCGCCAAGGGTATCGCCGCAGAGAACCTCGCATTCGTGATGGACGAGTACACCAAGGCAGTGCTTGAGACCACTCCTGTAGACGCAGGAAGCGGACGCTTCATCGTGGAGAACGGAAAAATCGCAGGTCTCCCAGTATTCTGCACGAACTACATCAACAGTCCAGGAAAGACTTACATCGGCTTCGGTAACTTCGGTTATCTGCCACTCCAGCAGTTCGGCGACACCCGCTTCGTGGTTGACCCGTACAGCGAGGCAACAAAGGACGTAGTGAGAGTGACACTCAACGCTGACTGGGCATCCTCGGTTCTCCGTGAAGAGGCATTCGCACTTCTCGAGGTAAAGGGTGACTCACTTGCAGCAACTGCAATCAGCATCCCTGAGACCCTCACAGTGACAGCAGCAGCCGGTGCTAACCACACAAAGAAGCTCGCCGCCACTTTGACTCCTTCTAACTCCAACAGCGCAGTGACTTGGACATCCAGCGCACCTGGCAAGGCAACAGTGGACGATAAAGGCAACGTGACCGGTGTGGCATCAGGCTCAGCCACCATCACAGCCACCTGCAACGGACTCACCGACACCTGTACGGTAACAGTTTCTTAACTGTATTCTTGAACCTTACAAACATTCCCAGGGGGGAGGGACTTATCCCTTCCCCTTTTTTCAACTTAAAGAAATACAACGATGGCTGACATAGTTACCAATATGAAGGTGAATTCCTCAGGCTACGAACAAGGTCTGAAGAAGGCACAGGAATCACAGCGGCGTTTTGCGAGGGGAGCGAAGGATGCCAGCAAGGAGGTGGGCACCCTTGGCGGTGCGTTCAGCAAGTTCCAGGGGAGCGCAACAAGCCTGCTCGGAACTCTTGGCAAGTATGCCGGCACAGTTGGTCTCGCAGTCGGAGGCTTCGAAATATTGAAGGGAGTTATTCGTGGCACACAGAGCAGCAGCGACGCGTTTGACCAGGCTATAGCAGCCTGCAAGGTGACGGTGAGCAACTTTTACGCTGCCTTGTCATCCGGTGACTTCTCGGCATTCTCCCGTGGCATCAATGAGATGATATCCAGGGCTGCCGTCGCACAGGCAGCACTCGACCAGCTGGCCAACACGCTGATGTCGTTCAACTTCATCAACAGCGAGGCGGCAGAGGCACTCGCAGCCTACCAGTCGGCAGCATCTGACAACAAGGCTGGGAAGGCGGAGAGAGCAGCCGCACGCCGTGATGCAGCAAAAAAAATCGACGAGGCTCAGGCGGCAGCCAACACCCTCTTCGATGACACGTTTGACGCAATCAAAAAGGGCATCGGATCTACGCTGAACATCCCGACCGACAAAGTGACGCAGGATATGGTGGAATATGCCATCAAGCTGCAGGCTAACCCTGCAACGAGGAATCAGGCAAGGGAGGAAGGCAAGCGCATCATGAAGGAGCTCGGCAATGCTCAGAGAGGGCAGAACGGATTCTGGGACGTGAGCACCAAGAGTAACTACGCGTTCCTGGGCAATACGATGGGCAGCGCACCCGGACCGTCGGAGAGCTACAAGCAGAAGGTAAAGAAGTCGGTTGATGAGTACACCAACGATCCGAAGAAACTGGGTGCACTCATCGTGTACGCCCTGAATGACCGATACAGCGACGAGGAGCTGAAAACGGTCATCAGCCAGTATCAGACGGCACTCGGAGCCAAGAGGGGAGCCGCCAGGATGTCCACCCGGTTCAACAGGGTTTCTGAGGAAGCAGCCAAGCAGGCGGGAACCGCACAGAAGGCATTGAATAATGTCGCTCCTAAGACACCAACACTTACGAAGGCAGGGAAGACACTGAAGCCGACAGCAACAAGCACTGGAGGCGGCGGAACGGCCGGCAGACGCTCAGGAAACCTCTCCCAGGAACTCGCTCCACAGAAGGGCTCGCTTGAGGACGTGAAGAACCTCATGAACACGTACGAGAAGATGCGTGACAAGTTTGTGAAGGGTACGGAGCAGTGGAACAAATACAATGCACTGCTGGATCAGGCGAAGGCGACCTACGACTCCATCGTGGGAGTTGAGGAGGAGGATGCGAAGGCACTCGAAGGCTCGCTCACCTACATGGAAGACCTTGTAAGCAACTTGACCAAGCAACGTGACATGCTTGTTGACGGCTCAGACGAGTGGGTGAAGATAAACAGCGAGCTGGAGGAGGCGCAGAAGAACCTGGACGCATACAATGCGAAGCAGAACGAGGCGAAGACCCTGGCAGACATCACCGACATCATGAATGCCGGCAATGCCGAAGTCAACATGCTTCCAGAGCCGAAAAGGCTGTTCACCGACGAGCAACAGGCTCAGGTGAAAGGCTACACCGAGCAGATAAACAACCTCAGCACCGCATACAAGGCACTGTTCGACATCATGAATGACGGCGAGCCGAAGACACAGGAGGTGATGGACACCCTGAAGACGAATATGGAAGAGATAAACACGAATCTCCAGTCGTCCAAGGAGGCACTCAACCAACTTTTCGCCACCGGCGAGCAACAGCAGAAGGACAACGAGATGCTTGCGGAGAAGCGTCAGCACTGGTCTGACATTGCCAGCGTTGTCAACGGTGTTGGCAGCGTGTTCACCGCAACAGGCAACAAGTCGGCGAAGGCAATCGGGACAATCATCGGGCAGATGGGCGGTCTGATTGGCACCTACGCAGACCTCATCGGCAAGAGTGCAGCGGCAACGGTGGCAGGATCGGGCAAGGGTCTGGTTTTCCCTTACAACATCATCGCCATCACCGCAACATTGGCAGCGGTCATGAGTGCAGTAAGCGCAGCGCAGTCGCTCGCATACGGTGGTATCGTCGGAGGCTCCGACTTCCGTGACGGCATCAGTGCAAGAGTGTCGAGCGGTGAGATGGTGATGAACGAGGCAGACCAGCGACGGCTGTATGATGCCATCCACACCGGCAACTTCGGCGGCGGTGGCGGCAACTCCTACGTGAGCGGTGAGCAGATCGTGACAGTTGTCAACGCATGGGGCAGGCGGACAGGACGTGGGGAAATAATAAGGTAGCCAATAACAGAGATATGGACGATATATAAAAGACGAGACATGAGCTTGCTAATTGGTAATCATATCTACAGGGCACTGTCAACAAATACCAGTGTGACGGCTATCGCAGGGAGCAGGATTTATCCGCTTTATGTTCCCCAGGGAACTCCGTCGTATCCGTTTGTGGTGTTCACGAACAACGGCATCAGCAGTGACGGGACGAAGGACGGGACGAACGAGGACACCGTGAGCGTGTCTGTGGCATGTCTTGCGAAGGACTATGCAACAGCAGTTGCACTTGCCAACGCATGCCGCTACGCCATCATCGAGGACACCGGCACAGACGAGGGCTTCAGGGTGAAGGCAGTCCGTCTGATTTCGAGCTCCGAGGACTTCGTGGAAGGTCAGGAGGTTATCTACATCACGCTGACATTTGAATTCAAGACTCAGGATTATTAACAACAAAATTTAATATATTATGGCTAAAGCAACAGCATTAAAGGGAAGATCTCTGATGGTCTTCATCAGCAACGGGACTTCGTTGATCCCTGTTGCGCTATCGACTAACTGCACCATAAGCATGAACACCGAGACGAGCGACAGCAAGACGAAGGATGACGGCGTATGGAGCGCACAAGAAATCAGCGGTCTGACATGGGAGATAAGCAACGAGTCGCTGCACACCGTGGAGACCCGCACTATTGACTGGACATTCGACGCACTGTTTGAGAAGTATAAGGCAGCAGAGCCTGTGAACGTATGCTTCGGCGTGCCGAGCAACGACACCACAGAGGGACTTCCTGAGGCTGGGTGGACCTCTCCTGGCACATACACAGGCAAGGCACTCATCACCTCGCTTGAGCTCTCTGGCAGCGTGGGCGACAACGCCACCGTAACAGTGAGCATGACAGGCGTTGGCGAACTGGAGAAGGCTTAATAAATGATTTCTATATAGTCAAAGTTTAGTTTATCATTGCGGGCAGGTGAGTGATTGCCTGCCCGTTTTTAAAAGAAAAGGGAAATGAAAGTAAGCATCAAGAAAAAGAAATACGAGTTCTCCTTCGACACCACGATGCAGGTGATGTACGGCTATGAGAAGCTCATGCCCGACCACCCGTTTTTCTCCGGCTCGAAAATCACAGAATGGTTCGTGTTGTTCTACTCGATCCTGATTGTAAGCAACGAGGGATTTGACCTGCCGTTTGACGAGTTTTGCAAATGCGCAGAAGACCCGAACCTGTTCAAGCGCATGCAGGAATACTACGTGAAGCGTGTGGGCGAAATAAACAGGATAGCATTGGAGATGAACGGTGACCAGCCGGATGAAGAGGACGATAAAAAAAAAGACTGACAGTCACACAGCTCTACCAGCGGATATGCGGTGAGGGAGGATGCTCTCCAGAGTATTTTTTCCGACACATGACGATGCAGGAGGCTGAGGACTACATAGCAGGGCAGGACAGACGATACCGGCAGCAATGGGAAATGACGAGGCTCCTGGCGAAGCTGATACACAAAGTGGAAACAGGAAAGGAACTGAAACTGGAATTTCCATGGGACAACGAAGAGGAAGAAGAACGACCTGAGGCAACACCGGAGGAACTTGCCAAGCTCAATGAGGAAGCCCAGCGGATGGCAGAATATCTTAACCGAACAAAAAGATGAGTTATCAGAAAACACATAGCATCATATTCAAGGATATCGACGGCGTGACGTGCGAGGTCGGCATCTACGGCGACGTGAACACCACGCCGACCGTTGCCACCTTCACTGGAGCGACGAACGCCTTCGAGGTGTCGAGCGGTGAGTCTGATGACTTCTTCGCACCTATCCGTAGCAAGACAGGCTATGTGCGCATGTACGGCTCATTGTCGGACTTCTCGTCCGTGATGGCTACAGGATCCAGGGACAAGCGTGTGGTGTTCTCCAGGGGCGGTTCTGTGCAGTTTATGGGGTGGCTGAAGCCTGAGACCTTCAAGACATCGTGGGACATCGAGCCCAACCTGTTTGAGCTGCCTGTTGCCAGCGGACTGGGTGTGCTTGAGAGTGTGAACGCAGAACCGGACGAGACCAAGACAGTGACCATCTACCACGGCAGCACTACGACGACATTCTCTGTCGGCTACGGCATGACCCCCGTATGGAGGCTTCTTCTTGAATGCATCGCAGGCACTGGCATACCGTACACTAATATAATCTTCCCTGATGAGGTGGCAGACGGGACATGCGGACTGCTCAACACCGTCAGCAGATACAATTTCCTGAAGGAGAACTCAGCCGACAACTACGACGACGCGGATTATTACCCGATAGAGGGCGATACCATAAAGGACATGCTGTCCGGCATCTGCAGCTTCTTCGGCTGGACTGCGGTGGAGCAGGGGGCAGACCTCTATTTCGCAAGCCACACCGCATCTGCATATAAGCAGATTACGCTGCTGAAGCTCGTGGACTGGCTGTCGTCGGTCAACACAGCAGACCTCACCGCAGCCACAGCCCCGTCCATCAGCGCACTGTCGGCAGTGACGGAACTTGACGGAAGCGGCAACACGATGGAGGTGCTGCAGGGAAACAAGAAGATAACACTGGAGTGCGACATCAACCCCATCGGAGAGGTCATTCCCGAACTCGACGACAAAGACCTTGACCTGTACAAGTCATACGTTCCATCGCAGGCAGCACTGGAGAACTGGGTAGGAGATAAGGTGTTCTCGTACAAGGTATACAAAGTGAAGAACGGCTGCAAGACAGCCGAGGCGCACCGATATATCGACAACGGCTCAGGTTTCGTGGAGTGGGATTATGAGAGAGACCCACACCAGTTTGATGTCGGACAGGGTCCGGCATGTGCGATAGTTGACTACGACTGCTGTACGAAGAGCGAGGCAGACGGCAGCAAGCGCAACTGGAACTACAGGAAGGGCATCTTCATCACGATGGAGGGATACGATTATGACAGATGGGTAGTGGACCATAGCTACCACTGGATGAATGACGGCGTGTTCATCGACGGAACCGCCGCTGGCCGTTCGCTTCCGCTCCTGGTGCTCACTTCGAGGGCTTCCGCCTCGTATGACAACGGATGCTTCTGCATCGGCGGAAGCTCGTCGGGAATGAGTTATGTTGATTCGCATCTTGATAATCTCTACAACAACGACTGGAATATTCCCTGGGGAGGGGAAACACGGAATTACGCCATCCCCGCCTTCAAGAACGGGAAATGCTGCCTGAAAGTAATCCTGCGCGTCGGTGACAAGTATTTCAACGGAACGTCATGGCAGTCATCATTGGATGACTTCGCTTTCTACATCGGCTCATCCGACGACTACCAATCATCGAAGGGTGACACAGGGAAGGTGTGGAACACAAAGTACCTGCATCAGCCTTACAACGGTGCAGACGGATTCGTGATACCCATCACAGAGCACCTGGAAGGCAAAGTGCAGCTGATAATACCAGGTGACTGCCTGCCTGGTCTTAACGACATCGTACACTCCACCGTGGACACGGACGAGCACCCGCCTCATTCTGGTTACACATTCGGCGTGTTCGCCACTCTCGCGCTCTACGGGCTGAAGATTGACTATGTGGCAGACACCTCAACGGTTGTTGGCGACGGCGACAAGAAGACGAACAGATACCAGACAATCGCCAACAAGGACTTCGTCGAGGACAGGGAGGTGAGCCTGAAGATAGCATCGGACAACAACAACGCAGCCGGCTATGCCATCCTGCATGACGCAGCAGGCAACGCAGTGAGCCAAATCACCTACACCGACGGGGCTGAGAGACCAGAGGAGCGGCTTCTCGCATCGATGAAGAACCATTACGGGAAGGTGCAGCGGAAACTCACCCTGAAGGTCAGGATGGGCAATATGCTGCCTTATGACACCATCACTTACGGTGGCGTGGTTTATGCCGTTACAGGAGTTAAGCATAATTACCGGGACGCGAACAGCGAATTAACTTTAATCGAGATATGAAACTGAAAGGACGCAATCTGATAGTCTTCTGGCGTGACAGCAACGCCGAGGATTTCACCACGCTGGCATACGCCACGCAGTGTGAGCTTGAGGTGAGCGCGGACACCGTGGAGGTGGCATCGCCTGACACTGGAGCCTGGAAGACATACAAGAAGAAGAGAAAGGGATGGGAGGTGACCGAGGCGAAGCTCATGAGCAAGCTCAGCGAAGCAGACCTCATCGCCAAGGTGGCGAGCAACTCCATGGTGGAGGTGATGGTGGCATCGGTGAGTGATGTGAGGCAGGACAGGGAGGCTGGCGACTATGCCCCCGACCTGCACTTCGGAAAGGTGGGCACCGCCATCGTGACAAGATGCACAATAACCGGCAACAACGGTGATTTTGTCAATGTGTCGATGCAGCTGCTTGGCTCAGGCGAATTGCGTGACATAGTGGACACAGGCTATTACGACAGCCCATTCTGCGCAGGGTTCCTGGAGGCTTCCGCTGTCGGCGACATTGACTTGTCAGCGATGGATTACAGATATACCAGGACTGCAGTCGGCGGTTCTTACAGCTGGAGCAATCCTGTGCGGGGTTTCTACTTGTGGGTGTGTGTTCCTACGGCTTACACACAGCCTTCAGGGTTCAGTTCGTCAGGCTTCGAGGTACCGATGACGACATACACGAGGACGATTGACGGAACCGCATACACCTGCTACCGTAGCGATGCACGGATCATCGCCGGACTACATAATATTACGTTAACAACTTAAAAACAGATATAATATGGCAAAAGTAAATGTATACGGCGAGCTGAACTGCGCTGAGGTTGACGGTAAGCTGGCGAGGACTGACCAGATATATGACTACGCAAAGGGAAAGTATCAGTCGGAGATAAATGATTCTGTTAGCGCGGCGACACAAAGCGAAATCCAAGAGTCAATACAGCAACTTGAGACCACGCTTGAGGACCTGCAGGAGGCTGAGGCAAGTGCTGTGAGTGCCGCGCAGGCTGCGATTGGAGAATCCAAGGAAGACGCGCTGGAGGAAATAGCACAGGCGATTGAGAATCTGGAGGTGCATTACGACATCGAAACGGACAAGGGTGCGGTGAAGGATGTGCAGCTGAAGGACGGGCAGGGGAACAAGTTGATGCCGAGGACTGGAGAGAGTAACGTCTGGAAAAAATCTTATCAATACAAATTAGGCGATGCAAAAACAGTTGAAGCGCAGCAATCGTACTACATCACCAACACATTCACGCCTTTAGAAAAAAACAAAGATTACCATGTAAAGATAAAATCCAGTTCACCTGCTGACAGGACATATTCAGTGAAAAAAATGGTTGGGTCAACCAACCATGGAGACATCGCAAGCTATCCAGAGGGAGCAACAGAAATCGAATTCGACTTCAATACAGGAGACTATGCAATTAACAAATTCCAGATTACTGCCAACAACATAGCAATGACATGGACTGTTGAAGTTTTTGATATTATCACTGAAAACCTCGAAGAAAAATTGGATTATCTGATGACTGGTAAATACACACCATCTCCTTATTGTTCGGTTTCTGGAAGTGGGTCAGGGTGGATGACACTTACCCAGCATCAGCATACAATACATCCAGGGATGTATTGTAGGTTGGACATCCGATTGGAATCTGCATCAACGAAAGACATAAAAATTCAGACGCTTAATAATAGCACGCTGATGGAATTTGTAGGGGGTATACCTATTGGCAGCGAAACCGCAACTCTGTTTTTCACTCCAACCAAAAGCTACACGCGCTATCAGGTAATCAGTTCTCCTACAATTACAATACATATTGACACTTATGTTGTGTCAGATTTTTTGAAAGACAACGTTAAAAACCTATTGTATCTCAACGAATCGTCAAACTATAGAAGCAATATTCTTTCCCTTGCTCATCAAGGATATAGTATTGATTCTTACAGTTCTTATGGTCAATGTAAAGAAGAAGCTATGGTGGCTTCCTATTATAATAAATTTGATGGCGTGGAGGTTGATTTGATTTTTTCATCCGACAACGTTCCTTTCTTATCACACGACCCTTCATTCGTTGACTTAGACACGTCGAATAGTATCACGATTGCTAATGAGACAGCAGAAAATCTGATTACATACAATTATTATGGAGGTAAGATACAGTCATTGGAGGAATGTCTGATAACGTGCAAGAAATTAGGTCTGATGGTATATCTTGACCATACTGGCACAATCACGTCTCAGACTAAGGCAGATAATGTCATCAACTTGATTGACAAGTATAGGATGTGGGGTAATATCATATTCACCACAGCATCTACATATTTTTCAGCGCAAATTCTCAAATCTCATTATGATGATGTTACAATTGCATCTGTATATTCAAGAGCTATTACCGCAGATGATATTAGCGCACTGAATACAATGGCGGAGTCTTATCATGTCTTTGCGTCGTTTAGATACAATTTAAACCCGATAGATAGTCTGTTGCCACTTATAGCTAACCTGAACAAAAAAGTAAAGTTGGCTGTGTGGACTGTTGACAATGTAGATGTGTACAATCAATATTTTCCTTATGTTGACTGCATCGTATCTAATCAATTATCAGACTTTATTGCAAAGACTGGTATGAGATATATAACAAATATCACATGATGGCAGACCGGTTCGCGGCTGCATTGGGTTGCTAATTATTGGATAAGATAAAAGATGATGATATGACTACAAACAGCAAAGAATGGATACAATACGGCACGGCCTCGCTCATGATATTGAGCGGGGTGGTGCTGACCTTCATCTCGTTCTTCGTGAATGGGGACGTGACTGAAGGTGTGTTGTGGTATATGGCGCAGGCACTGACCTACGCTGGTGGAATATTCGGAGTGAGCATCTACTTCCGAACAAAGCTTGGCGACACGGAGAGCCGGGTGAAGGACTACTTTGACCGTCGTCTTGCGAAGGCGGAGGAGACTCAGGACTCAGAAGAGCTAAAGGAAAAACCTATGGAGTAAATCCCGCGAGGGACTGCCGCAGCTCATAAGGTTAATAATTTCAATTCGTTTCCCCGGTGATGACGCGGCATCATCTCCGGGGTTTTCTGGTAGTTTTTAGTTAGTTTAGTTAGTTAGAATGTGTTTTCATGACTACGATTTTTTTATTCGGTCAGACCGCCCGTGAGGGTCGCCTGACCACCCATTAAAACGAAAGGAGGCAATTATGGCAACGATATTACTAATCATCCTTGGCGCGGTGGTAGGTGCGTCCGTCACCCTCTTCCTCGTTGGCGCACACTCCCACGAGTCGGCTGATTCCATCGCATACATGGCATCTGCCCGTGCCAAGCGGATAATGGAGGACAACGGGGTGCATCCCCGAAAGTCTGAGAAGATTCGTGAAATCCTGGAAAAGGACTTGCTCACTGAGCTCACGCACGAATAAAGAAAATCCCGCACCATCACTGGCACGGGACTCCGAAATTGTAGTTAGTATCTCACGATTCGTCCTTAACCACAAAGGTAGTGAATTATTTTCATTTTATCAATAAAATCAGAAACAATTATGGCAGTTTACAAGAAAGGAAGCAAGGGAAAGTCCGTCACCCTCATCCAGCAGGCTCTCGGCATCAAGGCTGACGGCGTGTTCGGAGTGCAGACCGAGGAGGCGGTAAAGGCGTGGCAGTCCTCGCATGGTCTCTATCCAGACGGCATCGTGGGCAGCCTCACATGGGCGACCCTCTTTCCAAAAGTGGAGAAAGCCAAGCTCGTCAAGTCGGCGAGGAAGATAACGGAAATCATAGTGCACTGCACAGCCACACCCGAAGGCAGGAACTTCACCGTGGCAGACATCCGTGCCGGACACCTCGCCCGTGGGTTCGTGGACATCGGCTACCACTACGTCATCTACCTCGACGGCTCAGTCCATGAGGGACGGAGCATCCACCAGACAGGGGCGCACTGCACAGGGCATAACCAGAACTCCGTCGGCATCTCCTATGTCGGAGGCGTGGAGGCTGAC